GCTCACGATAGATATAATGCTCAATCGGTGTGAGGTGTTGAGTGTCTTTGCGGTAGTCGGCAATGTTGAACGAGTAGTAATGCATCAGAGCGCAACCAACACCAGAATGACCAACCCCACAGAAACGCCACAGCTAATACGCTTACAACTCATATACCATCCTTTCAATTCACCAGCTCTCATAGATCACCTGTAAAAAAATACCGCCCGAAGGCGGCAAATGGAGTGAGGGTTACTTTTCGTCTAGTCGTGCTTGCAGCTCTGCCAATTGGCGGCGCAGTGCTGTTTCATCTTCTCTATAGAGGTACTTGGCCGCTAAGTAGATAACAGGCTCTATATCCTTGGTTTTCTCAATGTAGCTCTCTAAATCATCAAGGGTGAACCGCCTTGAGTCATTCGGAGACTGTGCCAGCTTTCTCGCTAGGTCAGATGGCGAATAGTCCATATCAGCAGCAATCAACTGAACTTGCTTGTTCTGCTGATGTACACGAGTTTGAACGTACTCTCGGCAAGACGGGTACGCATTCACGATGGTCTTATCGAAATTCAGAGTAAGTTGTGTTTCTGACATTATTTTTTTCCCCTACTTTCCTTTACTTTCCCCTAGACTTTTTGAGGAAATAAAAACCCCTTACGGGCTAAAGCGTTTTAATCATCTGCCTAGCTGCACTCTGTTGGGAGAGGATGGCAACCAACAGGCCAAACAGATGATTGAAAGGCTCTAGGCGGCAACACTCCCAAATACATCCGGCCTTAAGTCGCACAAAGGAACGCCGGTAACTTTATGTATTGGTTGGCAGTACTGCGCTGGAACGCGGTTTTTTAGCCAATAAGAAACGTGCTGCTGTCTAACGTCACCAGGCAATAAAGCTGCTAGCTTTGCCTGTGATCCTGCTTTTTTAATTGCTAGTTTCAATCCACTCATGGGACAAGATTACAAATTTAATTTGTTCTTGTCAACAAACTAATTTGTTTAAATTTGTGGGATGATTTTATGATGATTGGCGAAACAGTAAAAAAGTTAAGGGAGCGCAAAGGTCTGAGTCAAAAAGAACTCGGCAAGATGGTCGGTGCCTCTCAGCAGAATATAGCCCAGCTAGAGAACAACGAGGTTAAACAGCCTCGTTATTTGCCCGCCTTAGCGAAAGCCCTGGGCCTATCCATAGAAGGACTGTATGCCATAGCCCAAGGCGGCGAACCAAGCCAAGCGACCCGCCCCCGACTCGTCAAAAAAGGGGCTGTCGCAATATCAGCCCATGAAGCATTCGTCAACGAATTCACCTCTCTAGGCAGCGAGGATGCCGCCCAGGTTAGGGAGTTTGTTCAATATCTTCTTTGGAAGCGTAATCAGCGCTAGCTTTCAGTTTCCGCATAAAGGCCGAAACCAGAAGCAGTTCGCTCTCTGTGAGTAATTTAGCTACCGCTTCAGCCTCTTTTCTTCTTATATTTTCTTCCATGAGGTCCACCGATTACAACATTGGCCTGCTATAATGATTCCTAATTCCTTTTGAATTCAATAGTTTATTTGGAAATATCAAATAGGCATTACCAAACCACCAAAAATATTAACTTACAGCGATATAAGGCGAAGCCGACATGAACCCTGGCAAGCGGTTAGCTAGGGCAAGGAAGCTGAACGGATTCAAAAAAAGAAAGCAATTATGCTTACACCTGGCAGACAAAGACAAACAAATATCTTATGCAAGACTCGGATCACTAGAAAGGAACGAGACAGAGCCAACGATAACAGAAACAAATATTCTCTGTGACGAACTGAGAATGTCGGCAGACTGGTATTTAAGAGACAACAATTATACGACAGGAACGATTATACGGCTGGTAGAGGGGCTGCCCCGCTCAGAGAGAAAGCTGGTCTTTATGTTTATAGATGCGTTAATAAACAGATAGAAATGTTTATCTGACAACCTGACACTGATTCCACTCGCATTTAATAACGTAGTTGTTGCCGCCACAGGCGGTTTCAAACATTTCAGTGGGTGGGTTTTGGGTTAATAGTTTCGGTTCGCCGCAACCATGCTCCCGCGCCAGTTCGCTCGCGTTATATTGGTATTTCCCGGTCTTTGTAGGCTTGGGCGCTTCTATTGGCGCGGCCTGTTTCTTCTCGCCCGTATAGTTAAATCCGACCAGGGTTATGTATGACACACCGTTAACCCCCATGTCGGACTCCCTAGCGCTCGACTGTATGTAGGCGTTCTGAACCCCGCAAGCACAGACCTTCTTTTTTACCTTCTTAATAGCGCCGCTTTCCGTATGGTTCCAGCTAAAAGCAGAACTACCCCTTACCACACAAACCTCTTTAATTTCACCATTAGCTGTCGCCATTCCTTTGGTCTGATATACACGAAGATCACAACTACCACCATCAAACACCTGGCTTGGCTCGGTTGATACCTGAGTTCCAGTACACCCCGATAGCGCTAACAAAGCAATCAGTAGATATTTCACGTTCCCTTCCTTGCGCATATATTAAAAAACAAATTTAACACAACAAAAAACAAATTAGTTTGTTGACACATACAAATTAACTTTGTATTGTTACCCCATACCAACTAGAACGGAGATGGGGAAATGAACCTTCAAAAACTATGTGAAGCCGTTGATAACTCAGGCAAGCCACAGATAGACATCAAGGATAACAAACGCTCTTTTGATTTCATGGCTCAGACCGACGAAATGAAAGATGCCGTTGTCCTGGCTCATGTCCTTTCCCTCGACGCTGACCAAGTACAAGACGATATATATGGCTACCTCGACTGGAAAGAAATTATTTGCCAAGCATTAATGGATCAAACCCATGTCGGTTTATCTATCGCAATGAAAGCCTATTCCATCTATGAAACCGACATTAGAAAATCTTTGCGCTCTGGCTATATAGAACACCTTGAAGAAATCGAGGCCGGTAACGATGTAGACGATCAAATTAAATATGACAGGGAGAAAGCAGCATGAACCCCATCCAATTATTTCAAGAGGTCATCGACCCAAAACACCAACAGATTGTTGAGCTGGCTATTCATAACCTCATTGTTGGCGCATGGGATGCCCCCAGGTTTACCCACGAACTACGCCGCTATATAGAGAGATATGACGATGATAAACAGCAAGCAAGGATTAATGACAAGCCTGAAGTTCATAGCAATGTTTATTGTATTTCTGATCACAGCACTGGACTTAGAAACCGCCCTAGCTATGACGGTATAGCGTAATGAAGGTAGACGAAAAGTATTCAGTTAGCACCGATAAATATAACTGGATTATCACTGAAACTTATTTAGGAATTGATAAGGATAAAAAACCAAAATATCAAACCCGCGACCACTTTTTTCCTAGCCTAAGCTGGTGCGTTAATTGGCTAATTAACAACAACTGCAAGGAGGCTGAAACGCTTCAAGAAATCAAAGCAGAACTGAAAAAGGCACAAGATATTTGCAAAGAAGTTCTGCACAAGGTTCCAAAGTTTTAACAGTTTATGGCGGTGCGGCGTGGAAAGCTGGAGGTTATGCGGATTGGGACTACCTGATCGGCCTTCTGGAGACACGCACTGGGAATGCTGACTGGCAGCGCCATTAAAAGGTATTGGCACCCAGAAAAGCCAGAGCAGGAGTAGCGCCCTGCCACCGCCACCCTATAGGAAACAAAGGCACAAGTGAGCCGAGGAAATAACATGACACAGCTAGTATTTGAACCATCACAGACAACCCACTGGAAGAATTTATTTCCAAATAAAATGCTTTTGCTTGGGTCGCAGAACTTGAACGAAGGCGAGGAATTAATCGCCAAAATCAAAGCTGTCCACCGGCAACAAGTTAAAGATAAAAACGGTAAGGATGAGGAGGTTTCCGTTGTCCAGTTTGAAAACGCGCCGCCGATGGTTTTAAACATCACTAACGCCAGAACCATAGCCAATCTTTATGGTGAACTTTATAGCAACTGGGTTGGGTGCAGCCTTCAGATTTACGCCACCAAAGTAAAAGCGTTTGGCCAAGAGCAAATGGCGCTCCGAATTAGAGAAGCCATTCCCAATGTAGGCCAGGACACAACAGAATATGAAAATGCCTTAAGAGCCTGCACCACAATGGCCGATTTACAAAAGGTGTTTATGGACACACCTAAGCATATCCGTCCCATGATTACCGCCACCAAAGACGAAATGAAGGGGAAGCTCAGTGAGAAAAGTTGATATAGAGCAAGGCTCCTATGAGTGGCACTGTGAGCGTCAAGGCAAGGTCACAGGAACCACCCTAAAAAGCGCCCTGGGAACGCCAAAGGCGCAAGCGACCCTAATGTATAAGCTGATAGCCGAGCGTATGACAGAGCCGCAAATAGACGACCTGAATACATCGGCTATTGCTAGGGGCAGAGAGATTGAACCCATCGCAAGAAATGCCATTATCAAGAAAACGGGAATCAACTTTATAGAGACTGGAATGTTGGCCAATGATGATATTCCAGGCTTTGCTTTGTCGCCAGACGCGATCTTTGAAGAGGCCGGAGAAGTTGTTGGCGGGCTAGAAATTAAATGTCCTGACAGCAAAAAACATATCGAATACATAGCTAATAATGTCTTACCAAAAGAATACGTTGATCAAGTGAAAGCACCCTTTCTCTTGTCCGACAAAATCCAGTGGTGGTACTTCGCCAGCTTCGATGATCGCAATTACGAGCTGCCTATTTTTCTGCTGAAAATTACCCGGGATTATTTCAAAGAAATATCATCCGAAAGAACGGAATTAAAAACATTTATTAAGCGCGTTAATGACACGCACGCAAGCCTAACTTTTTGAGGTACAGACATGGCACGGGGAATCAATAAAGTAATTTTAGTCGGCAACTTGGGTAAAGACCCCGAGGCGAAATTCATG